TCATGGGCTGCGGACCAAGCGGGCTTGGGCGATAGACGTTTGTCAGGCCCGTACCGTTGACGTTGACCTGGGTCGCCCCCGTGTTGCTGAAACCCGCAATGAACACGACGCTGTTGCCGCGAGCCAGGGTAAAGCCCGTAGGCACTGTCGTCGCAACTACCTGCGCATTAGCCGTTCCGGTCGACGCGCCACCGATGAAGGTGCTGCTGCCTCCCTGCCCCGGCGTGACAGGCGTCGTCAGCGCGTTGAGCGCCGTTATGTCCGCGTTCGACCCGGCCTGCGCCGCGTTAAGCAGGCAGGAGATCACAGCGGAGAAATTGGCGTTGACCTGGTTTGCGTCCGCGATCGTGTTGTTGACGAACGTGTTCGGCACGGTGCAGGGCACGCCCGCGAGCGCGGCACAGGGCCACAGCGATAAAAGCAAAGTGCTAAGAAGTTTTTTCATTTTAGTCTGTCACCCATCCTGTACCGTTGATACAATAGACGCCCGCTGGCACAGCACCGCCACTGGCGTAGGCACCGTGGTAGGTGGGCGCTGTGGCATCGGACACATACACCTGTGCTCCGTTCGTACTGGCATTGCATGTCGGCAATGGGGTTCCGGCCGCGCTATACCTGAAAGTGCTCTGAACCGCGGGTACACCGCCCTTTTTAAGCGGCACGCTGTAGACCGGAAAACGCCCGGTTGCCTTAGCCGGTTGGCTCATTACCATAGAGCCGGGACTACCGTTGGTTATAGAATTTATGATTGTTCCTGCTGTAATTGCCCAATTGAGGACGGGATCACTGATCGATGGCGTCGACCACAGAACGTCTCCAGGGCAATAAAATGATAATGTCGGGGCACAAACGGTGCCGTTCATCGCCTCTGAACCGATATTTTGCAATACGTTACCACCGAGGAAATATGTTCCTGTTCCTCCGGTCCCAGTTCCGAGAGATGCAATTGGTAAGGGCGTCACTCCCGCTCCTGTAATGATCGTTCCTATCGCCAACGCAGTTCCGACCACAGCCGAACTTACATTTAGAATGTTGCCAGCGCCGCCAACTCCATTGGAGATCGTGGCGGTGAATGACGAGGTGGTGGCCGCCGGACCTATGTTTCCGCCAAAACCATCCCCGCGGTGGATATTCGCCACTGCGGACGACCCGGCAATGAAGTCTCCGTAATAAATGATCGTGGAGTAGACCGCTCCAGTGTGGATGATGTTAGATGCTCCGGCCAATGTGGGATCGGATAGTGTGTTGGTTAAGCACGTCTGCGGAGGCACGCCGGTTGCAACAGTCAAGTTGTTTTGCTGGATGGTCACAATGGGTTGGAAAGTGCTATTCGCGGCAGTCAGGGAGCTTGTATTTATGGTGAATGCTGCCCCGCCAACTCTACCGCCAAGATTAGCATCTGCGGCCGACAGCGTCGTAACACCAAGCGCATAGCCTCCGCTTGGGACGCCGCCGTTCGTCAGTGTGACCGATGTTACTGCGCCGCCCGCCACAACGATCGTGGCTGTTGCCCCCGTCCCCGTTCCTCCCGTCAGCGGCACATTTGTATAAGTCCCCGGAGTCGTGTAGCCGCTTCCGCCGCTCAAGGTTCCCGCATTCAATGATGGGATAATACCAGCAATCGCCGACCCTTGCCCGTTTGATGTCACAACATAAATAGTGCCGGTATTCTGGTGATAAAGAATGTCCCCTGTTTGAATTGAAACTCCAAGAGAACCGATATTCGTGTTTTCTACGCTCTCGTACCAAAACGTCATCGTGTCACAAGTACCGTTGAAATTCGGCGTACCTCCAGACGGAACAATTGTCGGATTTGCAACAAAAGTTACTGTTGACCCTGCCGCCACTGAAGCAAAGTCAATTCTCTGCGATAGAAAATTATCCAGTATGCCTATCGCGTATTGATTGGACGGAACCCTGGCCGAGACGGGTTGTACCCATTCTCCCATACCTATTGAAGTATAAGACCCGCTAGGGGAGTTCATCTGCGCGCCAGATATACGGTTCAATGTCTGGACACGCCCCTGCCCTCCAGATATCGAGGGGAAAGGAGAAAACGATCCTGCTAGAGTGCTTCCAGTGTAGTTCACCGCTTGCTGGACTCCGGGGGAATTATAAAGAGCACCGGCTTGTGTTGCGTTGTCGAACTGGCCTCCATTTATTGTTAGGTTTTGTGAAGAGTTGCCCTGCACTAGAGACATAATTCTAGACGATCCGACAATAAAACAACCTGTTATAGTTGCGGACATTCCTGTCCCGGTAAGATCAATCATGCTGGTCGGAACGACGCCGGTCTGTGCTTCTCCTGTAGAGATCGAGCACCCCTTTATATTCAAATCAGACGAGAACCCCGTCGCTGGCAATACAGTGCCGATTCTAACAGTAGCCTCAGAATAAAAATTATTAAATGTTAGAGATGATCCAGTTGACCCTGTTACCTTAAAAAACTCCCACGCCTCCCCTATTACCCAATTATTAAATGGGCCTCCCAAATTACCTTGCTGATCGCCATTAACGGTGTTTGTCAATACAGCAAACACGCCGTTGACATTGGCGTCGTTAAGCTCAACGCCTCGACTTTGGTTGTTTCCAACCGACAAACAATAAGCACTAAAGTTGCACGCCAACCTAGCTACTTTTAGAAAATCGCCATTACCGCAATCCAGCACTGCTGTGCAATTCGGAGAACTCATGATCCCGACTGGAAACCCCCAAATGCCAACGTCATCGATTAAAAAGTCACTACCGACGCCTTTGTTGTATTGTGAAAATGGGAACCCCGGCAGCCACGATGGATAAGTGACGGCTGGGTAAGGCGAGGTCGGGGCCGGATTGGTGAATGGATCGATGCAAATTGCGGCGTAGGGAGCGAAACGCTGAAGTCCTCCCGGATTTACACCGGAAGCCCTCAAGGTCGGATCGATCCAGTTGGCGTCTACCGGCGAAAACGGAAGATTGATAGTTAGTGACCGGCTAACCCCCCACGCGTAGTTCTGACCAACAAGAGTTATTCCCTTGATCGCCTGATTTCGGCCGCCCTGCATAGCGATTGCACAGCGATCGGTCTTGGTTGGGAATAGAGTAACCCCCTCCGTAAGATTGAAAAATGCCGGGCGGGCGCCGTTGCAAGAGGTCAGGCTTATAACGAAAAGGGAGCCCGACGTTCCATATCCCATCTGAAGAGTGTCATCCGTCCGATACAGTCCGTCGAACAAACACACGGCGCTAAAATTGTTGCGCATCGCGTAATCAAGAGCATTCTGGATCATTGGCTGATTATTAGTGCCAGTCACGGCATTGGTGGTTTGATTAAACGACCCATCCGCCACGGTTCCGAACTGACATGCCTGCACCGGGCTGTTGTTGTATTGAGGCTCCCAATAAATTCCAGATGGAGTATTTAGAATTTCACCGTAAATCCCGGTCGGCGTCGACGTCCCTTGTGTGTAAGTTAACGAGCAAGTAGCCGTTCCGGTCAGCGATACTGCCGCCACTGTTACTGTCGTCTGCGTTGAAGCGATGGTGGAGCTAGCCAGCAGCGCCGTAGAAGCTACCAGTCCAGCCCCCGAAATAGCCGAGAAATCCTGCTTGTTCTGGAAAGCCTGGTTCAGCCCGAGCGGGTTGCGAGGCGTGTTGTTGGCGCACTGCGGGTCAGTCGTATTTGCGCACAGATAGGCGTTAGGAACAAAGCCGGGATTGGTCTGCGCGTGTGCAACGCCAGCCAAAGCGAGAAGCAGAAGAACGGTTCTAACCCAAAGCACTGTTGCCTCCCAAGACGCTCTGATCGAGGATGAACGCGCGAGACGCCGCGCTCCCCAAAGAAGGCTGCAAGTAACCCAGGCTCTGCACGCGTGCCCGCACTTCGCCAAGCTTCAAGATCGCCGACGACAGCCCTGTGCCAAGTATCGCGCCGCGACGGTAGACGATGGGGAAGTGCCACTGCAACGGACGAGGGAACAGGTTATCGGCCGCGCCGCCCCACAGCCCAACACCCCACACAAAAACTCCCCACAGGCTTCCGAACGCCGTGTTAGACACCACAGAGACAGTGTCAAGCGCGGTCAAATTCTGGTCGATGAATTTGAACTGCATCTGGCTGAAGTCACCGGACCCAAAGCCGCTCGACCAGCCGCTCGACCAGCCGCTCTGAAGATTGTTGGTCGGCGGCATCTGAATATGCACCGTCGTCTCAATGGTGCAGAACTCATTCATCGCGTCGTCTTCAGGGAACATCGTTGTCTGATACTGCCATTGAAGCTGCCGGCCGTTCTCGACAAATGTACTGATCCCTGTCTGCACCTGGTCAGACTGAAAAAGCTTAGACCCAACCACATCGCTCTGTAGCGTGCAGATGAACGTGTTCTTGTACGGGACCGTCAGCGAGGCGCCAGTCGTGTGCGGCCCCGACCACAAATCGCGGACAAGGTCGTACCACCACTCTTGTTGCGGGTTTCCTGCCGCAGCGCCATTCTGCATTTGAATTCGGTAGAGGCCGGCGTTATACGCTGCGTTTGACCGCGTGGGGTTTACAGCGTTGATAAAGGGCACCGTAATGCCTTGCCCGTCCTTACCGATCGGATCGTCAACTCGCGCGTTCAAGTCAATAAGACGAACGCCGTCAGGCGCCATGAACAAAACGCCCTTCTCTGTCGACACCACCGTGTTCGCCGCGAAAGTGCCGGTCGCCGCATTCAACGCGTTGACCGATAAATTCCCTAACGCGTAATCCCCGGTCACTTGGTAAATTGCCGACACCCCCTTGAAAATGATCAGAGCCTGTACCACTCCCCCGATAAGCTGGTTCGACAGTCCGAGCCCGGCGGCGACCGTAAGTGGGAGGTTGTCGCCAAACGTCAGTATCTGATTTGCATTGGTGATCGACAGCGCGTTGAGACTGTCTGACATATAAGCAGCGGACTGCTGCCCCGGCGGGTTAACTAGAAAGAAAATCCGGCCGTTGAAATTGACTACCCATGAAGGCGGAAAGATCAAGGCGTTCGGCGTCGTGTTCGTTCCCTGGTATGTCAGCGCGTTCTGATTGAGCGTGTTGATGGCGCCGAACGCAACGACTGCCCCGAAGTAACCGGGGTGGGAAATGATGATCTGACTCCCGCACAGCGCCATGCTGGGCGGCGTCCACGGACCACCGGTAGGCGGGCTTCGAGGGAGATTAGCCGCTGTTCCTCCAGTGATAGGGATGACGGTGTTGGTCGAGATGTCGTAGCAGAAAGGCTGGTCGTATCCGGCGAAAGTGCCGGACGCGATCATGCCGTAGATGCGCGTCCCGATGTTGAGGATAGCAGATATGGCCCCCGAACCAGGGAGCGCTAGCGCGATGTTGTTAAGGACGACAGCCGCTGGCCGACACTGCCACAAGTGGCGCGTCGTAGGGTCGGGGATCAAGTCGGAAAGAAGCGCCATCGACCCGCGCGGCGCGTTGCTACCCGAGAGGGCGTCGGTAACGCCCTCTGGATACAGGGTCAGCACATTGCCGGGAAGCGCCATTTATTTGTCCGCAGGTTTTAGCTTGCCGATTTCGGCCTCCAGCGCCTTGATGCGATCCTGAAGATCGGCAGACGAAAGCGCGCACGATGCAGCCTCGAATTCGGCTGCTGCGGCTGCCTGTCGGTATCTTTGCAACTGCTTGGCAGGGTCAACCGGCGGCTGCTGCGGTTGCGCAAAAGCTGCCGTAGTGAGAAGCACAACAAACATAAAAGTTCGCATCGATCTGGTCCTTCTCAACAAGTCGTGGTGCCTGTTATCAACCCGTTAGTTATGGTTAGGGTTATTCCCGTAGCCACATTAGTTGTGTTTATCGTGCAGGTCTTAGACGCAAGCCCCTGCGTCCCGTTCGTCCATATCGTGCTCGCCACGTTGAGCGTCCCCGCCCCCTTGTCGCCACCTGTAGGAGTGCCGACCTGTAGCCCTCCCGAGGCCGTTGCGGTTATGCTAGCAATGGCCGACGTTCCTGCCGTGCTCAGCGCACCACAAGCCCATGTGGCGGAAGCCGTCGCCACAGAGCAAATTACGCTGCCGTTCTTGTTGAGAAGTGACAAATCGCTAACGCTTCCGTCACCCTGTAAGACGCCACCGCCTGCGCTGGTGTTGTACAGCCAAGCCTGCCCCGTGTTGGTAAGCGTCGGCGGGGTTAACGTGCCCCCGATAACAGCCTGCCCAGCTGCTGAAGCCGGCGCCGAAGTCCCCGTCTCTACGAACTGCCCACTGCTGGTCGTAGTTCCAGTTAAGGTTGGTGAGGTCAGCGTCTTGTTGGTCAGGGTCTGCGAGGCAGACAGGCCAACGAGCTGCACCCATGTCGTTGCCCCGGTGCTGTTGTAGTACGGGATACCGCCGGCATTATCGAGCCCGATTGATCCCTTGGCAGCAGTGAAAGAAGGGGCGCCACTTATTGGAAATACGCCGAACTGCGAGACGTTTGTAAAAAGATAGCCCAGAAATCCCGTATTGCTTACCGGAGGCGCCGTGGTCGTCAGAATAGCCGCCACTGAGCCGGTAGCGATGTTCCCAGAACCGTCTATGCAGACAGCGCCTGGAGACTTGAACGCGCAGCCGGAAATTGTCAGCAGAGATACGTCAACAAAGTTAGCTACGCTGCCAACCTCGCTAAAAATTACGGTGCCGCCAGGGGTAGGGAAGCCACCTGCGTTTCCAGGAGTTCCAAAGTGAATGGCGTCCGTAATCCCGGCAGTGCTACCGTTGTAAATCCACAGGTAGGTGTTTATCGCCCCCGTGAACGGTGCCTGCGTATTGCTGGCGGTTATCGTGGCAAGCTGCGTTCCTTGATTAACTAGCGCAAGACCCGCAAGTATTTTCGATGTGGCAGGGCCTGATGCCCCTGTCAACAGCCCAAAGTCAAACTCAGCACCGGTCATCTCTGATATGTTCGTAGCGCCGGTCAACCCAAACGCCTGCGGGTTCATCGTGAAGTAGGACGCCGGGCCGCTGTCAGCTGCTCCCGCTGTTATACGCGGATTAAATGCAACATAGTTACGCTGCTGTTGTACAGTGTTGCCCGTAGCAGCCACCATATTAAGAGTAAGACTTATGCCGTCGCGGACACCCTTGACATTGCTACCCCCAAAACTAGCAGCAAAATTCCAATATGTTAAACCGCTAGTAGCCGAAGCGTCGGCGTTATCAGAGTTTATAAAAAAACTGTTGGTCAGCGGATTAGCGGTCCCGCTCAAGCTCTGAGTGGAAAACCAAGCGGGTTCATTTCCCGTAGGAATGGATTGAATACAGGCCGTTTGCCCCGTGCAGGCGCCACTGGCGAGGATGCCGCCGGTGAAGGTCTGTAGCCCTGTCGAAGTGTTGGGGCCGGCTGTGCTAGCCAGCGAAGCGAGAAAATCCAGGTACGTCTGGCGTGCAAGGGCTGGCGTTATCGCCCCAATGGTCTGATCGGGAAAGTTGGCGTTGACTTCCGTAATCAGCTGCGCAGTTGTCTTCTGCGACCCGGTCTGCGCGAAAGCAGGCGCAGCCAGCACCGCTAGGCCGAACAGCGATGCTAAAAGCCGCTTCATGTCACCACCCGATCTGCTTGGTGTTCTTCAGACGGTCGAAAGCACGCCCGAACCGGCGACGATCAAGCCCAACAGTCTTTGCCGCGCCCTCGCGGTCCTTGGCATTCTTAAGATACGCGTTTAGCAGCGTGCCGGCGCCGAGCGGGAAGTTATCGCCGTCGCCCAAATAGTCAGCCTGCCGGTTGTCATTAGAAATGCCCATCAGCCGGCCGGCGACGCTGCGGATCAAAATCTGCGTGTTGGGAAACCACGGGATCGCCGTCGACTGCTCGGGCGTCACGATATCCGGCATGAGGCTGTAGTACCACAGCGAGCAAGGGTACGACCCACTGGCTGGCGGCCACACGTAGAGCTGCCCCGAACTCTGTCCCGGTGTCTCGGGCAAGCTCGTCGCGTAGTTGTAGGGGTAGCTCTGAAATCCAGGCGTCTGCACTTGCCAATTGTACTCGGCAAATGTCTCTTGGATCAGCGGGTACGGAACCCCGTTGATCAGGTAGAAAAAGTTATCCTTGCCATCGATCACTTCCGTTCGCAGGTAGTCGATCGGCAGCGTGTACGGCCCGGACCCGTTGCCCGTCCCTGAGTTAAAAGAAAAGCTGAAAAGCTTGCGCGCCTGATCAAGATCATAATTCATGCACAAATCTTGCAGAACGGCGTTAAGAAGTTGCCCGGCTTGCACGAGCATGCCGGGCGTCTTGGCGTCTTGAGCTGCGAGGGAGACGATCTGTGCGGCGTTGAGGGCCATCTAGCCTCCGGTGACAGGCTCCGCGTTCAGCTTCGCCTGAAGTTCGGCAATCGTCGCCTTGCTGCGCTCGATCGCTTCCTTGCCCGCCTGCATGCCCTGCTTGGCGTTGTGTTTTTCCGCCTCTTCCTTGGCGCCGATCACCGGGTCGCCCTTCTTGCCCCGGCGCTTCCATTCTTCCGCGTGCCGATCTTCGACACTGTCAAAAGTCCGCTTGAAATTCGCAAGGTTCTTCTCGCTGTTCCTAAGCGTCTCTTGCTCCTGCGCCAGCATGTCCTTCCAAGCCTGCCGGTCGATCACCCTGCGCAACTTGTCGGTCAGCGCGTGGTAAGCCGAAATCGGGGCGTCTCGTCCGATGTAGGTCTGCATCACCAGCTGACTGCCGCCGACCTGTACTTGGAGTGTTAGGGCGGTGGCGATGTCGGCTGGTTCTGCGCTTCTAACTTCTGGTCCTTCCAGCATTTGGTCCTTCCCTCTGGCTTACAAATCTGCGTCGATCGACCCTCCCGGTCCAAGACCCCGTGTCGCGGTGCCAGCGTGCATCTCGCCAATGTGCATGCCCTGCGCGCGGCGGTAGGGGGCAAACCGCGAGCGACCATCAACCTCGTCCTGATGCTGCCACGAGCGCTGCATCTGCTCACACAAAACCGCGGCCTGCGCTCGCGTAACTCGGTACTCGTAGCCGTTGAAGAACTGCTCCCCGTCGATCATGAAATTCGGAACATAGGGCGCGCTGTCGATGACGATATTGACGTACTCTTCCGCCGGGATATGTCGGCGACGAAGGCGGTCTTGCTCTTTCTTGAAGAACTCGTCCGACGCGGTCTGTTTGCGGTCCTCGTCGACTGCCTTCTGCGCCGACTTGGTCAGCTCCTGCCTCTCGACGTCGCTCAACAGCGACGGATCGGCCGGAAGCTCACCAGGAAGAGGGCCCTTTTTCTTGTCCGCCATGTTCTACTCCTACGGGTTCCACACCGAACCGCCAACACCGATGGCGGTTCTTGAGACAAGAATGGGCCACCCCGACACAGCCTCAACCATAACGTAGTCGCCGGGGAAGACCTTAAGTAAACCGCGGTTCGGCACCCACAACGTGCCCGCCTGCGAGAAGGCGCCGCCGGCCGGGTTCTGCGCCGCGGCCGGGATCACATTGAGCGCGGCGGTCGGGTTGTTCGGGTAGACGTTAACGCGGTCGTCGAACACCAGGTTGTTGATCGCGGCGACGTCAGCCGGCAGCATCGCGCCAGTCATGATCAGGCTCGTAAGCGCGGTGGTCGTAGTCGTGCCGCCCGTCGTCGTCGCCATGGCCTCGCCTCCTGATCTCGTTCAATGAACGAGAATTACGGGTTGCCGGTCGCGAAAGCCTGGATTTGCGCCTGGGCCGCCGTGAACTGCGTCACCATGTCGGCCGCGATTGCGTTCGTCAGGGCGGTGATGTCGCTGCCGGTGAAAGTCAGCGAGTTATACCCACCCTGCTTGTTGGAAAATTCCTTGGTCTGCGCGCCGCCGCGACCCCCCTGCGGAAGCGCGGGGCCAAGATTGAGGGACATGGGGCCGGTGCCGGGGCCGACCCAATCGACGTTCACCTGGGCAGTTACGCGGTAAGCCATGACCTGTTCTCCTGCTGGCAAGGAAGTCGGGGGCCGGAGCCCCCAGCTCGCCTGGCTGTTAGCCGAACGTCGAGTTGAAGGCCGACGTGCTCTCAATGCGCATCATGAACTGCGCATTTTGGATAAGCGTTCCGTAGAAGTTCTTCCAGCCGACCACTCGCAGCTGGTTGAGCGGGTCGGACTTATCGGCCCCCTTAAGGTAGGTGAACTTCACGTTGTCGAGAACGACCTGCGCGTAAGCGCCCCGGCCGAAGATGAAGGTCGGATAGACCGTGATGCCGGTCGTAGGCGCCGCGGGCGGGATTTGGAAAACTCCGGGGCCGGTGATGACCGCGATCGTGCCGGGCGCGAGCTGCGTCGCCTGCCCCGCAAGCGGACCCTGCGTCGGACCCGAAGACGAAAGCCCGAGGTTGGTCACAGCCGAACCGCCGGCCGCGCTGACATAGACGCTATAGGTGAAGCCAGCAGTCGACGGGACAGTCACCTGGATAGCGCCGTTCGCACCGACCACAACACCGCCCGATAGCTGGTAAATCTGGCTCTCGTACTGGTTCTGCGTGTCCTGTCCGGTGATCTGCACAACGTAGGTGCCGGCGCCGAACGTGCCGCCGCCGACCGCAGCGTAAGCCGCGCCGGCCGCGTTGTTGGCGAAGCCGGTGAAGAACGGGACAAGGTTAGTCTGACAGAACCGGATGCCGCGCCACTCGCCGACTTCGTAGTTGTAAAGCCGGTTAAGGTCGCTGTACGACCACGCGGTGACCATGGTCGTATTTTCCGAGAGATCGCCGACAATGAACGGATGGCACACCGCGACGTAGTGCGGCATCTTGCGCGGATTGTTCGACGCCTTGGCGCCGCCCGCGTCGGCCTCAAGCTTCATGTCCGTGATCTCGTCGCCGCTGTAGCGCGGGGCGCCGAGCGTGATCAACATCGCAGATGCGCGGTTGATCTCGTGCGGGTTCATGACGTCGCCGGCCGCGAGCGAGGCACGCGCCCCGCGGCTGTTGACGTAATTGATCTGCGACCCGCCCATGAGGTTGACGAAGGTGTTGCGCTCAAGCGTTTCCGCGATCTGAAGGGCAAGCAGCTCGAGCGCCTTTTTGAACAGCGGGTGCTTAATCGTCATCTCCGCAACGTCGGTGATGGTGATCTTGTCGCCCCACTGCTGGGCCTGCGCCGACACCTGCTGCAGCGTCATGTTCTGCCCGACCGGAGGAACGCCTTCCGAGAGCGGGGCAAACGGCAGCGCCACCCGGGCGTAGCGGCTGGCGGTGTAGGTGGTGCCCATGCCCTTTGGCAGGGTCGCCGGGTCGCCGAACTGATAGACCACCAGCTGCCGCCGTGCGAGGGGCAACGTCTTGGCCGCAATGTATGGGGTAATGTCGCCAGAAAACTGCGAGGCGGTGTTCGTTGCCATCACTGTGCTCCACAGTTAAGGCGACGAACCTTCGTCGCCTCAGATCGGGATGTCTCCAAAACGATCTTCAAAGTCTCCGGCACTTCCGGCCGATGTGCGGCGAGACGGCCGCACATCGGACCCGGATTTCGCTGGTGCAGCTGCCTGACGCCGCCGCGTCTCGGTAGTCCGAGTGCGCGGCTTCGTCTCCTGCTCCAGAACCTTTTCACCGAGGATGTTCTTGAGAATGACGGCACGCTCGACGAACACGCCGCGCGCCTTGAGTTCGTTGTGCCGCTTGTCGACTTCGGAAGCGAAGCGCCGAGCGGTCTTGCTGGTCGTCGTGAGGGAAGAAAACGTGGCGCGGTCGCTGGTGTCCTGCACCATGGCGCGAGTGCGCTGGTTCTCGTTGGCCCAGAACTGGTCGCGCTCGCGAAGCTCTTCGCCGATGCGCTCTTCAGGGCTGAGAAGTGAGAGCCGGTTGGCTCGCTGCTGGGGTGTCTCTTGAGGCTGCTGGTATTGCTGCCCGCCGCCTGTGTTGACCCGCGCTTCCAACTCGGCGAGCCGGCGCGTGTATTCGGCGTTTTGACGGGCCAGCTCGCGGTTGCTTTCACGCAGCTCGCCGAACTGGCGGCGCCCGCGTGGCTCTGCGTCTCCTGCAGCTGCTTCCGGTTCATCGCCTGCTTCGGCCTCATCGGGCTCGTCAGCCTCTTCCGCCTCGTCGGGTTCTCCAGCAGGATCGTCTGTGCGCTCATCGTCTTCCGGGTCGATCTCAAGGCGATCGTCAGTGTCGGGCGTTCCAGACATTTCCTGCACTCCTGGTTCTTTACGAGAACAACGCGGTGGACGGGTTACGCCCGTCAAGCGGAGAATTGGGGGAGAGGATATGACCTAAAAACATAAAAAGTCAACGGGGTGGGACTGGCCCGTTGATCTTCTCGATCTTAG